GTATAGATCTATATCTTTTTCATTGGCGAGTACTTCTAATCTAATATTTTTCAATATAGAATACTTTTCAATTAGTTCCTTGAATTTTTCATTGCCATAACAAGATAATCCGTTATAGAAAAGAAAAATTAATTCATTTCTTGAAAGTTGTGCTCTTAATATACCAATGTAATTATATCGTGTTTCAAAATCGTTTTTGGGTAAAAAAGGAGTAGTATCTACGAATTTTACAATTCTATAAAGATGCCTAAAGTAATGATCGAAATATGTTGGAATAACAAGATCTTCGTATATTGAATTATCTTTTTCTGTTTGAAATAATTCTTTCAATCCATGTACTTCAATTTTTCTTCCATTCTCGTCTTCCGTAATAAATCCCTTGCTTTCGTAAAAATATGTAAATAATTCTCTTCCTGAAATATGCTCTTTTACTTTTCTGTACATAAATAATTTTCCTTTATCATCCTTAATATTTTCATCAACATCTTCTGTAAATGATAACTCATTTACTATTTCTTGGTGCAAGCTAAGCATTTGAAAGAATATATTTTCAAATCTAATTCTATTGGATGCTTCAGTTTCTTTTTTTGAATTAAAGTTTTGTATAATCAATGTTATTACAACTCCTGCGAATGCTAATCCCGAGAATAGTGCGTTTACAGCTCCCGCACTATCTCCGAATTGACCAATTTTGTCTATATTACTTACCTTGTCAAGATCTCCATATACTAAAGTAGCAATATCTTTGGCATAGAAAATACAGATGAGATACGAGATAAATATAAGTAATAAAATTACTGTAGATATGGCTATATTTCTCATACTGAAAGTTTTTTTCGTTTTCTCTCTAACTCTCCTTTTCTGATTACGCAAATAGCATTCTCATAAGGCTCTTCCGTCTTTTGCCAGTAGTTCAGAAGTGACTGTCGGGCTATTCCGAGTTCTTGGCTTGTATAATTATCATACATAGCCGATGGCGAACCGAAGTATCTATGTAGCCCGGTCGCCTTAATTTCCAAATGTATTACTCCTTTTGCTTCCATAATGCAAAAATACTTATTTATTAGTATATATTATAAATAATACTGTATTTTATAATTTGTTAACGCATAAATAGTATTTTGTATTATAAATGATACTATCTTTGCATCATCAGAAACGAAGTAATAACAATTAAAAGATATACGATTATGGCAACATCAGTAATTAAACAAAGAACAATAGAGAAGTTCATCATGTCAGAGTTTGCACAAGGTAACTTGAATACCAAAGAACAAGTTAGCTGTATGCTTCTTCTGATTCAAAAGAAGCTGGATATGTCAATAGAGCAAGCGAGTGACTTTATAAGAAATGCAATTGGTATTAACGCTTAAATATACGATTATGACAAAACAAGAACTTGAAAACAACATGACTAAGGTAGCAGGCATACCGGTTGAAATAACAGTCAGAGGCAAACGCTCTTTTACTTTCTCTTTTGAGGGTAAAAATGAAACAGCAGCAAAGAAGATACAACAATACTTTGCACCTGTATCACTTGAATACGACTACGATGAAGAATGTGATCTGACTTGTTTATATATGAATCTTTAATAACACGATTATGAAAGTATACAACTCGAATAGCGTATTAATAGCAGAAGGTTACTTAGTACCCAATCCCAATTTCATCCCTAAAGGTGAATACAAAGAAACAGAACTGGACGAATATAAACGTAGTGTTGATTTTCTGATAACGAGTTGCGGCAACAAGTATGAAGTTATCTTCAACAAGCCTATTGCTCTCAAAGAAACACGCTCTATTAAGCGCATTGGCAGCAATGAACACTACACATATCTTGTTACAGAAAAAGCCTTAGAGAGCCTAAAAAAGCAATATACGCACGCATGTGATTTTTGATACGAGCGTAGAAAGATTGAATGTAAAACTTTAAATATAGATTAGTTATGAACTCAATAAACAAAAACGGTTGTAGCGTCTGCCAACCAGGTAAAGAGAACTACTGCACTTTCTCAATAAAACTAAAAGGTAAAGTAAGGCGAATGTACCAGTATGACTACCGTACTGAAAGCGGCGATCTGTTTGCTACAGTAGCCCCAACGCTAAAAGCTTGCAGAGAAGAACGTGATGTTTGGCTTAGTTCACGACAATAAACCGATTGTCGTGTATAACGATTGAATATATTTCGTTATCTTTGGTTGTGGTAGTACCTTTGGGGGTACTATCTTTTATAGTATAAATTTTATAACGATAAATGATATGAAAATTGATTATAATGGTCAAGAGATAGAAGCGTATTCGCTCATAATGACAAAAGAAAACGCTTTAGATATTTTGAATGGCAAAAAGAGCATAGAAACACGTATGCTTAGCGTCAAATATGAGAAGATGTTCACAGACTTTGCTCAAGTTGACGAAAATGAGAAATTGAGAAAAGCTGGACGCGAGCAAGAATGTCAATCTATTTTAAGGACTGATATAGAAGCTATTCATTTTTACAGTACTGGCGCACCATGGACACTTGATGTCGCCATTGATGAAATTGGTATAGGCGAAATAACAGAAGAAGGTATAAAGTTCATGCACGACGAATTTGATTTTCACGATTTCGACAAACAATTAGAAGCGTTTAAAAAGAATCCGCCTAAAGAGTTACCGTTATTCTATTATTTGCATATTTGTGAGATTATCAGCCATTCGGGATTGAAATAACACGAGCCACTTAGGTGATTTCATTTGTAGGTAAAAAGATTGTTTAACTAAAAAATCGAGATTATGCCAGAAGTTTATGCTACTGATGCGAGCGGTAGAAAATATCGAAGTCGAAAAGATTATGAAGCAGGTCGTTTTCAGTCTACCGGTAGAAATGCCGCTCAAAGAGCAAGAATTAACCGCCGTATAGGAGGTAGAGTTGTCTAATGAAGAAAGCGATAGATATAATTAAAGCTGTCGCAAAAAAGACTGATAGGGTTATATTGTTTCACTCGGCATCGGGTAAAGACAGTATAGCCCTTTTAGACCTTATATCACCCTATTTCAAAGAAATTGTATGTGTTTATATGTATGTTGTCAAAGACTTATCTCATATTAATCGATATATCAACTATGCCTGCAACAGATACCTGAATGCGAAATTCATTCAGATACCGCATTTTTCTGTTTATTCATTTAGGCGTATTGGCTACTTAGGGTGTGTTAAAAACGAGAAGCAGAAACTGTACAATATGGCTCAACTTACCGATATAGTACGGGAGAAATATAATATTGAATGGGCTTTCTTCGGATTCAAACAGTCTGATTCAATGAATAGGCGTTTGATGCTACGTACATACGACATGAATGGAATTAATGAAGTGCAAAAAAAGTGTTATCCATTATCCGAATACAAGAATAAGGATGTATTAGAATATATTAGCCGGAAAAATTTAATAAAGCCGGAGTCATATGATTTAAAACATCAATCATCTGGAACAGATATTACCGATATTAATTACTTGCTATTCCTTCGTAACAATTTCCCAAAAGATTTAGGAAGAGTTATAAACGAATACCCGTTGGTAGAACGAAAACTATTTGAATACGATTATGAAAGAGCTGAAACAAAGTGAAACAAGGGTTATAAAACGTTCCCAAATAAACCTTAATCCGATTAACCCTAAAAGACATTCGGATGAAAAGGTGAAGCTGCAAAAGAAAAATTTGCAGAAAGTTGGTTTTCTCGGTGGTATTGTATGGAATGAGAAATCAGGGAATCTAATAGACGGTCATCGTAGAATAAAGGCAATGGATTTGCATTACAAATATGATGGTACTCCAAGCACTGATTATGATGTAAAGGTAGAGGTTGTGAATTTAGATGATAAAGCTGAGAAGGAACAGCTTACATATATGGCGGTAGGAAACACGAAACCGGATATAGACCTTATAGCTGGTTATATCTCTGATATAGATTATACGGATGTGGGATTGGATATTGGAGAGCTCAACGATATTCTTTCTATAAATACAGCTATTCCTTCTTTCGCAGATTCTTTAGATGATCTATTATCTCCTGTATCATCGTTCGATGAAATAGAAAATCCTGTAATGGATGAAAAGACATACGAAGCTAAAAAAGAACACATGAAATTCATCAAACAGCAGGTAAAAGAATCCGCAATAGAAAGACAACAGAACGAAGAAGCTTTTATAACATTATCTTTTTCTTCCTATGAAGCTAAAGATAACTTTTGTGACTTACTTGGCATTAGCACAGATGATAAGTTTGTCAAAGGAGAGGAAGTGTTGAAATTGATTAAGTGACGAAAGTAACAAATACGCGCGCCCGTACGTAAGGATATGGCAAAGAAACCTAATATAGACGATTTTAGGAAGATTCTCCGCAAATCTGGTGGAAATCTAACCAAGGTTGCGGCTACGTTTAAAGTAGCTCGGAAAACAATATACCAATGGGCGAAAGAGGATGTTGAGTTTAAAGATGCCATATCAGATGAGCGTGGAGCTTTGATTGATGAATGTTTGGTTTCTGCCCGTGTTCTTGCATTGGGTATCCCTGAAAAGGATGAGAGTGGAAATTTTGTGGGCTGGCGCGAACGTCCAGACGGCTATATGATTCGTTATTTGCTTTCTACATTAGGAAAGAGCGAAGGTTTTGGGGAAGAATCAGAAGATGCTGATATTCCTACCGACATAAACCACGGTATTAGTATTGATTCCTGGATTAAAGACAAGCTGAAATGATAGTACCTCAAGAAATTTACCATCCATTATACACTGATACGGATAAATTCATTATTCTTATCACCGGCGGTCGTGGCTCCGGCAAATCCTTCAATGCTTCCACCTTCATTGAACGTCTGACCTTTGAAATGACGGAAGCTGGAAAGATAGTGCATCAGGTTCTCTACACCCGCTACACGATGGTTTCCGCTGGTATGTCTATCATTCCCGAAATGATGGAGAAGATAGAGCTAGACGGAACAACTAAGTATTTCAAGACTACCAAGACGGATATAGTCAATAAGATGACTAATAGTCGTATAATGTTCCGAGGCATCAAGACTTCTTCCGGTAATCAGACGGCAAAACTAAAATCTATTCAGGGAATTACTACTTTCGTCTGCGATGAAGCGGAAGAGTGGACGAATGAAGAAGAGTTCGATAAAATAATGCTCTCTATCCGCAAGAAGGGTATCCAGAACCGGATTATCATTATAATGAATCCGTGCGACTCCAATCACTTCATCTATAAAAAGTACATAGAGAATACTCACAAGCTTGTAGAGATTGATGGTGTGCAAGTTCAGTTTTCCACCCATCCGAATGTGCTTCATATTCACACTACCTACTTTGACAACTTAAAGAACCTTTCTCCTGAGTTCCTTCGGGAAGTGCAGGAAATGAAAGTGAGCAATCCCGAAAAGTACGCTCATGTGGTTATCGGTCGGTGGGCTGACGTTGCAGAGGGTGCGGTTTTTAAGAAGTGGGGTATTGTGAAAGAATTCCCCCAATGGGCGAAGAAAGTAGCTATCGGGCAAGACTTCGGGTACACAACAGACGTTTCAGCAGCCGTGAAGTGTGGTATCGTAGATAATGCCTTGTATGTTGATGAACTATGTTATCAATCAGGAATGCTCACAAATGCACTTGCTGACAAGGTACGTCCTTATGGTTTGAAAGTGTTTGCAGAATCCGCTGATCCTCGACTTGTAGACGAAATCAAACTTCGTGGCGTGAATATTTATGGCGTAGATAAGTCGGGGCCATCAATCAAGGCAGGAATAGATAAAATTCTCTCTATGGATTTGTATGTAACGGAACGTTCTTACAATCTTATGAAGGAATTAAGAACCTACGTATGGGATAAGGACAAAGATGGAAATTATATCAATGAGCCAGTAGATAAGGATAATCACCTTATGGATGCAATAAGGTACTATGTTTTGGGTTGCTTGCTTGGCAAAATTCTAAAACCGAAAGATTTAACAGGAATATTCACACATTAAAATTATAGATTATGCCATTAACACTCGAAGAAATATTAGCATTACCCGATATTGGGCAGAAAATAAGCTATCTGAAGAAAGGCAGGAAGACCGAGCTTCCCGATCGTTGTAAACTTTGGGATGATTGGAATCCTGAACACCATGAAATCATGGTTGATAAAGAGAAGTACCCAGACAGAAAAGTGCTTGAAAAGGAAGCGGAAAAAGATTTCGATGAAAAGACCGGCAAGACTTATGAGATTGAAGCACAGTACAAAACCGAACCGGTGAACCGTATCTCCATTCCTTTGGAGCAGGATATAGTGAACATTCAAACCGCTTTCACAGTCGGCACAGAACCGTCTATGGATTGCACTCCAACTGATGATGACGAAAAGAAGCTGTTGGATGCGGTCAAAGCTGTATTCAAATCCAATAAAATCAAATACCAGAACAAGAAGATTGTCCGTTCCTGGTTATCCGAGCAAGAGGTAGCCGAGTATTGGTATGCGGCCGATGATGATTCGTTCTGGGCGAAGTTTTGGAAGAAAGTGAAGACCACCTTTGGAGGTAAGGTAAAGCCTACTAAGAAGTTGAAAAGCGTGTTGTGGTCACCATTCCGAGGGGATAAACTTTATCCGTTTTTCAACGATGAAGGCAAGATGATTGCTTTCTCCCGTGAGTACAAGAAAAAGCTCATGGATGATTCGGAAGTTACCTGCTTTATGACTATCACGGATAAAGCAGTCTATCAATGGGATTTATCTAAAGGGTATGAAGAAAGAACTCCTTTCGTTCACGGATTCCCCAAACTGCCGGTTCTCTATGCCTACCGTCCTGAACCTTATTGCAAGAAGATAAAAACCTTCCGTATACGCTTGGAGAAACTTTTATCCAATTATGCCGACTGCATAGACTATCATTTCTTCCCACTGTTGAAGCTAATTGGTGATGTAGAGGGTTTCATGGGTAAGGTTAAAGATAGAATGGTCAAACTTACAGGTGAAGGTGCGGATGCCCAATATCTGACATGGAACCAAGTCCCTGATACGGTTAAATTTGAAGCAGAAACGCTTACTAATATGGCTTATGATATGTCCAATACTCCACGTATTTCTTTTGAAACGCTGAAAGGTGTGGGTAAGGCTTCCGGTACTGCTTTCCGCTTTATGTTCATGGGGGCACACATGGCGGTAGAAAATCATGGTGAAGTTATCGGAGAGTTCCTACAACGGAGAGTAAATTTCATTGTTTCCGCTTTAGGCTCTATCAATCCAACCGAGTTTAGCAAGGTATCCCAAACTATCGACATCGAAACGGATTTGGTTCCGTATATGATTGATGATTTGAACGACAAGGTAAATACTGCTGTTTCTGCTGTAAGTGGTGGCATTTGGTCAACTCGTGAGGGGATCATGTTTGCTGGGAACGCGGATCGCATAGAGGAAGAGCTTAAAGATATTAAGGAGGAACAGAATGAAAAAGTACAATCAAGAAGTAATATCGAAGGGAAATAGCCTAATTCTAAGAATCAAGCCTAAGAGATGGTATTTGTGTTGGCTCATTTGTAAGGCTTTTATGAAGGAAATCAGAAAAATAGAACAGAAAAACACTTCTAGGTCAGAAAAATTACGAAGTCTATAATTTGTGATAAGAAAAATAGAGTAGTTAGCGGTGATTCTTCGGAGTTGCCGCTATTTTTTTATTCTTCAAATTACAAATATTAGAATATAATTTTGAATTATAGAATTATATATATATATTTGTCGCACGATAATTGAGTAACCAATGAGAATATTTACCGAACAAGCATTAAAAGAATATGCAGAGAACCATCCCGATTCAAAGGTTGCTTTGCAAGAATGGACTACCATTGTGAAAAGAAGCAAGTGGACTTGCTTTGCCGATATTAAGAAAACGTTTAATAGCGTTGATAATGTGGGTAATCAGCACTATGTTTTTAACATCAAAGGTAACAACTATCGTTTGGTAGTAGTGATTAAATTCACCATTCAATTTGTGTATGTTCGCTTTATTGGTACTCATAAAGAATATGATAAAATAGATTGCGCTAATATTTAGGATTATGACAAAGATAGAAAATCAAGCCCAGTATGAATGGGCGGTGAAAAGAGTAGAGGAACTTCTTCCATTGGTGAAAGATGATACTCCTTTGAATGACCCCAATAGCATAGAATTGGAGCTTCTTTCTAATTTGGTTGCTGATTATTCCGAAGAACATTTTGCATTGGGAGAACCAACGCTTGTGGATGTTCTTAAACTTCGTATGTACGAAATGGGGCTTAATCAAAAATCACTTGCAAAGTTAGTTGGTGTCAGCCCGTCACGGCTAAGTAATTATATATCCGGTAAATGTGAACCAACTTTGAAAGTTGCTCGTGAGATAAGCCGGAAGCTAAATATTGATGCCAATATAGTATTAGGGGTATAATGGAGGGGGATTTTCTTAATAAAATATGGGATTTCTTTTCAAATGAAAGAATCTCATTGACTCCGAAAATTACTATTCCTTTATTTCTCATCATAATAGTGTTTCTCTTTGTAGACTATTATGGTTTTTTTTATTATTATGCAAATAGTAAAAAGGTAGAATATCTATCAAAAATAGAGGAAGTAAAAGAAAGAAGTTCTTCTGATACTATAATTGTTTCTTATTTGGATGAAATGCTATATGATGCTGTAAATAGGAAAAATATATTTCAGCAATTTGCTATGCTGTTTGAGAATGAAGATGTGTCTCACACCCCTGATATTTCGGATAAAAATGATAATAGCGACTCTTTTGAAATAGAACGTATTTTTCCATTATGCGAAAGAAACCAGTTATGGCATACTGCAACTGCATCTTCGTTTTGGATACTTTGTTTAGTGCTTTTATCGATTATGCTACTTTATATACCTTTTTCATCCGGTGATAATAGATTGAATTCAATGTTTGGAATGATAATAGGAATAGGGGGGATTACTTTACTTATATGGGTGACCCAATGGCTATTTGGACTTATTCCTGTTATATTAGGAAGAGCATATATTAATTACATAGTACAACTTGCTGTAAACTTACTTCCAATTATTTTGTTTGCTATAAAAAGTAAAAAGAAATAAGTATATTAATAATTTTGTAGGCGTGATTCCATTTGGTTTCACGCCTTTTTTATATCATTTTCCAACAATAGCTTAATTGCCGGTTTTCACTAACCTAATTATTTCCCCTTTAATTGTTTCCTCCTTACTTTTATACCGTATTCACGACAATCAATCCATTGTCGTGAATGGGAAGCTTAAATATTTACTAATCATCTGCATTGGTGGTATTTTTACTTCCGTAAATTGAATTTCAAATTTAATAATTCATACGGTATGACAATCTTAGAACAAATCTTGGCAGGACTGCAACAGAAATTCACTGGGGTGGACACTGCTATCTTAACCCGAATTGCCACTAAGAAGGCAGAGGGCGTAACGGACGAGACAAAAGTAAACTCCATTGTTGAGGGTATCAGTTTTTCGGACGTGCTTAATTCCTATGGTGATTTCCGTGCCGGGGATGCTTCCAAGACCGCAGTTTCCAACTACGAGAAGAAACATAACCTTAAAGACGGTAAGCCAATCGAGACTACCACAACTACCAAAACGGAAGAGAATAAAGACGATGTGCCTGCATGGGCGCAAGCTTTAATTGATTCCAACAAGAGCCTTTCTGATAAGCTAACACAGTTTGAAACGGAGAAGGCTCAAGCAACACGTAGCCAGCAGATTTTGGCAAAGGCAAAGGAGTATGGTATTCCCGAAAACTACGCCAAACGATGCGCCATTAAGGACGATGAGGACTTGGACGCATACTTCAAGGACTTGAAGCAGGAGTTTGCGAATGACGGCTTTAAGGGTGTAGTTCCTCCCGAATCAGCGGAAGAGAAGATTGAGAAAGAATCTGAATCTATCGCTAAGATGATTGATGAGGGAACGAAAACTATTGTTGAACAAAACAAGAATTAATTATGTCAGCAGGATTTAAGTATGACTTGGTTCCGCCCGTTGAGCAAGAGGAACGCTACGATGTCCAGACCGGTATTCGTAGACGTGGCCCGTTCAAACTCGACACGCAGAACCTGGTAGTGGGAAGTTTCCTTCCCGGATTTACCCCGATTTACGCAGACTTGAAAAACAAGTTTGCTTATGCGGTAATCAATGTGAGAGTTGCGGAAGCCTATACCACTGGTGGAGAGGCTTTGTCTATCAAAGTAGCCAAGAACTCTTTGGCCTATGTAGGCATGTTTGTCGGAAGTGGTAAAAAAGGCGCAGAAGTGACGGCTATTGACAAGTCTAATGCCAATTACGACGTATTGACTATCAAGGCTGCTTTCGGTGAAAATATCGCCAAAGATGCGGTTCTCTTCCAAGCAACCGCAGTCGACGGGCTGAAACAAAAGTATGTTTCAAACTCCGCTTTGTATGAAAGAACAAAGGTGGAAGATGGTATCGTGTTAGTTGCGCTGCTCCGTACAGCCGCAGAGATTGAGCCTTCAAAATTGGTTATGCCGTTTTCCGAGAACGATAAAGCCAATATGAAGGGATGGTTTGAATTTAACGAGTAAGGAGGTAGGATATGTTTTTAACGATTCAAACATTATTCGATGATGCGAACATTGTATCCGCTATCATCAGACGTGTGAACCAAACGCGTAAAGATACAATCTATTGGCAGCAGTATCTTACTTTCCGTAGAGTAACTACTCGTCTGTTCAAAGACTACATCGGCTCTGTAACTGGAGTGATGGCCGGTTCTATCAACTCACGTTTCGGTGAAAAGCCCATCCGTGAACGTAAAAATATCGGTTCTGGATATGGTGAAATAGCCTATCTGGGCGATGCATATCAAATGTCTATTGACCGTCTATCTGAATTGCAAGATTTGATTGACAAGTTCAATCAAGCCAAACCGGCAGACCAAAATACAGCATTGGAAGAAATAGTAAACTTCCTGGCAGATGACTACCGTCAGATTACTCTTGCAGCTCACAAGCGTATGGATATTATTGTCGGTGCATTGTTGATGACTGGTGAAGCCACCGTTTACAATAAGGATGCTGCAATAACTTCCGGTCAGACCAACAATAAGCTGCTGGAAATTACCCTTCCATTCAATTTTGTTAAGCCTACAGCTGGAGATATAATTGTTGATGGCAAGAATATGTTCATCTCTTATTTAAGAGAGAAACTACATTCCCTAGCTCCAGACTTTGGCGCTTATGACAAGATGATTATGACACGTACAACCTTCAACAAGAATGTACTTGGCTCTTCTGAATTTGGCGAACAGTACAAGATGATTCTCGGCACTAACGAAATGAAATTAAGTACCGGTTTGATTTCTTCTTCGTTGGCTTCTGAAGTTTTTACTGGTATCGGTCTGCCACGTATCGAAATCAAAGAGGATTACGTGAAAGACCAGACAGGAAAAAATGTGCAGATTTATGCAGACAACCGTATCACCTTGCTTAACGGTGATGAAGTAGGTTATATGCGCCATCATACCCCGTATGAAGCGACAGATCCAGTATCAGGGCGTACTTATGTTCCATCAGAGGGGCAGATGCTTATATCCAACTACCGTGACAAAAACGGTCGTTATATGGAATATACGGCAGAATGGATTCCACAAATTACCAATCCGGATTTGATCACCAATTTCGATTTGAGCGAAATTGCATCAATCCAATCAGCATAAGGAGGAGGATATGAAAGTAAAGGTTATATCTGTTTTCCGTGATAAGTTTACTGGTAAGTATTACAATCCCGGAGAGGTGATTGAAATTTCCGAAGAATCCCGTGTATTGGATGTAGAAAACCGCAAACTTGGCGAACGGGTTGAAGTGAAAGTTTCTGAAGAAAAGAAGGAGATCAAAATATCCCTCTTTGAAAAGGAATTTGAGAAAAAGATTTTGGTTGATGCTCTGAAATCTATCGGTGTTCAAGCAGCCGGAAACATGAAAGAAGAGACTCTTTTGGGTAAGGTTGCAGAGTTGGATGAAGAAACGACTTCCAAACTGAAAGAAGTGTTAGATATTAAATAAAAAGGGTAGTACTCCTACCCTTCCATTATGTAACTTATAATTCAATAAAGAAATGAAGAATTTTATTTTTGCCATATGTGGCTTTTTAACGATGTCTTTGGTCTCCTTGAGCGTACAGGCATCAAGCGTCGAATCTTTCGAGTGTGAATACGTAGCCCCATCGGTTGATGTTGGTTTGTCACCTATTCAGTTTTTCACCTTAGAAGCAGCTCCGACTGATTGCGTTGTATTGTCAGTTCCACAATCAATCTTTATGATTACAGATAGTCCGGCGATGCAACCAGCGACTATTACGGCAATGCAAGGAAAACAAATTTCAGTTCCTAAGTGTCCGTTCCGATATATCTACAAATCGAAGTATTGTACGCATTATAGCTACACTGCATACAGCAGACTGATTATACCATAATCAAAATGACAGTGAACGACTACATACAGCAAAGATTTCAGTCTTTCAGTATTCACTTATCAGAAACTGATCTTTTGGATATGTGTCTGAACGCGAAGATTAGCGGAGAGGATGAAATGAATAAGGAATCCTACAATATCGTTTCTGTGGCAATTGCGAAGTTCATCCCCTCTCTCCTACTCCGTGCCACTTCAATCAGCGAAAACGGCTTCTCTATGTCTTGGAACATTCAGGGTATTAAGGACTACTATTCATTTCTGTGTAAACAGTACGGATTGAAAGACGAATTAAGTAACAAGCCTAAATGTACTTTCTTATGATATTTGCTCCACATATATTGCAGATAAAGGTTATCACCCCGATGGATAAGGATGAGTTCGGCAGACCCATTCCTGGAACAGGCGGTGAAAGCTGGCAGGATGTATGTAGGTGTCGCTGTGACGATAACACTACCAAAGAGTTTAAGTCAGAAAACGGCTCTGTGTATCGCCCGAATTACCATGTAGTGTGTGAGAAGAGAATCACTGTTAAGGCTGGTGTCGAAGTGCGCTGTATGGACAGTGAGAACGTGAGAGGTCAAGGTGAGGTTTACACGGTTAAGAGTACAAACCACTTTAACTATTCGGAACTATGGATGTAGATTTCGATTTTTCCGATGTCGACTCCTTTTTCAATGAAGGAGAATGGGAAGTCGAAAAGAAGATGATTGATGTGGGTGATGAAGCTGTGAAACATGCAGAGGAACACGGCAATTATAAAGACCATACATTGACTCTAAGAACGTCCAATGATTACGATGTTGATAAAGACGGTCTGACACTGAAAAATGAAGCGGAATACGCTTCATTCGTGGAATCTAAAGGATTTGATGTTTTGAGTAGTGCCGCTTTATACGCGGAGAAACGATTAAAAGAAGAATTTGAACGATGATAGTGACTACCGACATAGCAAATATTCTTTACCGAGATTGCAAGTCTTTCGAAATCGACATTGTTCCCAGCGGTGAAACGCTGATGGATGAATTGAAGTCAGAAAGAATTGTCATCCACACCAAGAAACAACAACCGGGGAAGTATTGGAAGAAATCTTTCGCGGAAGTGAATCTTTGTGTACCTGATTTAAGCGAGAATGAAGCGAATACTATCCGTTTGAATGAACTCGAAAGAGAGACCAACAAACTGTTTAATGGTGTGGTAAGCTCCTATAATGGTACAACCTATCGTTATTCAATTGAATCTATCAGTATAGAAGCGGATACAGCTTTAAAGTGTCATTATGTGAATGTGAGAATTTTATTTGAAGTATTAAATGTAAAACTATAAAATTATGATTTCAGCAGTAGGAATTAAAAGAATCTTGTTTGCCGACATTGATAAGGTAACGGCAGATATTACCCCCGAAATCGCAAAGACTTTGATTCAATCCGCTATTAAGGCGAAAGATGAGGTTTTGAACGTGCATGGGGAAACTTGGCAGATTGAAGAAACGGAAGCATCTGTCACTGGACATAAAAATCAGTTAACAGGAAAAAATTACCGTTACGATGATGTGCCGGGAGAAGTCTCCCCTTCTTTCTCTATCGGACAGTATGACTGGAAGACAAAGAAAGCGTTCATGGGTGGCGATGTTATTCAGGCAACATCTGAAGATGTCGGATGGAAGCGTGCCTTGGACAAAGTTATCGTCAACAAAGCATTGTTTTGTCTGACTGATGATGATGTATGGTTTATTTTCCCGAAATGCCGTATCATTTCCCGTGAAGCTAATACGGACAAAGCAATTGCCATTGCAGTACGCGGAATGGTTCAGGAACCGGGAATCGAAGGAGTTTCTTCTGAATACAATTACGAAGAAGAAGCTATCAAAGCCTTGATACCAGTGGCGTAACATTTTAAGGTAAAACGATTGTAAACAGCAAGGGTGAGGTGGTGGTATTCGCTTCACCCTTGTTTCAATTTAGAATAATGAATCAAGCAGCAAAAATAGTTTCTGATGCCCTTTTAGGGCTGGATTTTAAGAATGTCGAAATAGGTGGAGTTGTTTATACAATCAAGCCGCCCACAATCAAAGTTATTTGTAGTGCTATTCATCATTTTTCCAATATTGGGATGACAGGTGACAACATCATGGAAGCTATCAAGAAACTTCCCGGAGCCACAGATGATATGCTGAAAGGTATCTCCTGTTTTATTTGTGGTAATGAGAATATGGCTAAGGCTTTGGAAAACGGAACCTTTGATGAAATCAAAGAAGTTTTGGAAATATGTTTCTCTATGATGGATATATCGGCTTTTCAGTGTGTCAGCTTGATGAAGAACGTGTCGATGCTGGCAGCAAGACCGAAACAGTAGGAAACGCAACGTTCTTCGGGCAAATAGCCCATTTGGTTGACACTCTCCATTTAAGCTATACGGAAGTGTTTGAAGTCATTCCATATAGAAACCTTTTAATGATGCAACGAGATAAACTCCATGCAATTTATGGCGGTCAAAAAGTAAAAAAAATCAGTGGTAAAGAATTAGCGAATCGTAGAAAAAAGAAATAAGTATGGCAAAGTTATATTTCAAAGTCGCAAGTGATTGGGAAGAAGTCGTAAGACTCCGTAGTGAAATAGCTAAATTAAAGCAGGAGTTGAAAAATGTGGATGGAACACAATCCCCTGCTACCTTCAAAACTCTAAATACCCAACTTGCTGTATCCAATCAAAAGTTGGATGAACTGGTGACTAATGCTGCTAAAGCCGGAGCTGAAATGGAAATGGGATTTAAAAAGAAAATTTTTGATGCCTCTCAATCTGTTAACGGATTCACAGAAAAGATTATTACTCAAAAGACAGTAGTTAAAGATATTGAAGCTGATGTAAAGCGTCTAGGAGAATCATATCGCATAGCACTAAAGCGTAACCCTCTATCTGCAACTGGTAAGCTGGAAGAATACAATGCTGCTCGCAAAGCCTTAGATGAAGAAAAGGCAGCTTTGTTCGGACTTACCCAGCAACAAGCTGAAGCTCGTCTTTCTGTGAAAAAGCTCCGTGACGAATACGCCCTTTACAACGATAATGCCAAAGAGGTTGTAGAAAAAAACAATGGCATTGCAATTTCTTGGAAGAAAGCATTGGCGGTTATTGGTGGTGCTGGAGTATTAAAGGCATTAGGTTCTGAAATAATTCGTGTTCGTGGCGAATTTCAATCCATGCAGACCGCTATTGAGACTATGGTTGGAAAGGATATGGCAGGGCAACTGATTCCGCAAATCAAGGAGCTGGCTAAGATTTCTCCACTTACTATGTCAGATATGGTTGGAGCAGAAAAGATGATGCTTGGATTTAACATACAAGCAGAAGACACTATCAAATACTTGAAAGCCATTAGTGATATTTCTATGGGGGAATCCAGTAAGTTCAATTCGCTAACTTTGGCATTTTCACAGATGTCAGCAGCGGGTAAACTTATGGGGCAGGATTTGAATCAAATGATAAACGCTGGATTCAACCCGTTACAGATTATCTCCGAAAAGACTGGAAAATCTATCGCAACTTTGAAAGATGAAATGTCCAAAGGTGCTGTTTCCGCTGAAATGGTTCAACAGGCATTCATTGATGCAACTTCCGCAGGTGGTAAGTTCTATAATATGTCTGAGAATGCTTCAAAGACTATCAATGGTCAGTTGTCTATGATGCAGGATGCTTTGGATTCCGTGTTTAACGAATTGGGAACAAAGTCGGAAAGTGTTATCATGGACGGTATTCAAATGACAACTTCGTTGATTCAGAATTATGAAACAGTAGGTAAGGTCTTGGCTGGATTAGTGGTTACTTATGGTACATACCGGACCGCAGTGATGCTTGTTACTGCTGCCGAAAGTAAACATACTCTTGTGGAGATTGGACTTACCAATGCCCGTTTATTGGCACGAAAAGCGCAGTTAGCTTTAAACGCTGCAATGCTTACCAATCCTTATGTGTTGTTGGCTACTGCTGTAGTAGGACTTGGAGTTGCAATGTTGGCTTTCCGCGATTCGGCAACAGAAGCAGAAAAGGCACAGAGAAGGTTTAATGAACAGCAAGAAGAAGCTAAAAAGCAAGAAGAAGAACACAAACAGAAGATTGATTCCCTCGTACAAAGTTCTCGTGATATAGCGTTGTCGGATTTACAAAGAGGTCGAAGTTTAGCGGAGTTAAGAAAAGAATACCCTAAGATATTCGCTCAATATGACATCGAAACCATTAAGTTGGCTGATATACTTAAACTAAAGCAACAGATAACGGAAGAAGATGCGAAACGTGCCGGAGAAAAGCAAACCAAGGAACTTTCTAACATTGAATCTGAAATCAAATATTACGAGAATCTGCTGAAAACTCTTTCCGGTCAGCAAGGCGTTGATGGATATGTGAAGAAACTAAAAGAATTGCGTGCTATGCGTGATGTCATGCTGCAAGAAAAAGGCAAAGGCATCTCCGAACAGTTCATTTCCAATCTTAAAGATGTTAATACTAATGAGTTTGACCGCTACATCTCTGAGTTGGAGAAGCGTATCAGAGGAAAGGGGGAAAATGGAACTGTGAAACTTCGTTTGCCTATTGATATTAAGGGTACTTTGTCTGATGAAGCAATCTATAATGTGAAAGACATAAAAACACTTATAGATACAGCAAAATCAGTCAAGCAAACCCGAATTGATTCAGAGAAGAATAAAACCACTTACAAACAAGATTATGAGAAAGCGAAGAAAGACTGGGAGGATGCCAAAAAGAAACTATCTGAAATAGAAAAGGACAAATCTAAATTTACTTCAAAGCAATACGAAGAAGCTAAAAAGCAAAAAGAAACTACCGAAAAAGCATACAAAGATTTAGGAGGTATCACTGGCAATGCTTTATCTAAACAAGAAAAAGCTATTGAAAAGCAAAAAAAAGACCAACAAAAATCAGCCGAAGAGCTTCTGTCTCTCCGTCGCCAAAATCAACAGGCGGAAATAGATCTTATGAAGGAAGGCACAGAGAAAAAGCTAAAACAGATTGACCTTGACTATCAAAAAGAACTTGACGCCATCAAGAAACAAGAAAAAGATTTGAGTGAAAGACAGGGTGGAAAGTTGACTTCGGAGCAGTCTATTGAAATTTCCGCTCGTTATACCAATGCTGAAAATAAAAGAGAGAAAGATATAGCCGATGTAAGTAAGGAATTAAATTCCATACTAGATAAATATCGTGATTATTCAGCTCAACGCATAGCTATAGAGAAGCAGTATCAAGACGATGAAAAGAAACTTAGGGACGGATTAGCAAAAGCTAAAAGCGATTCTGAAAAGAAACAATATGAAGATGCCCTAAAAGAACTAGAAAAACAGCGTAAGAAAACTATAGATTCTATTTCAAAAAGCGAAATCGAAGATTCTGGCGTTTGGAAAATGTTAATGGGAGATGTTGATGCATTACCTACAGATATGCTTGAACAATTATTATCTGATGCTGAACAACTTGTCAAGACTACAAACTTGTCGGCTACAGATATGAAAGCTATGATGGATACCATAAATAATGCTCGCCAAAACCTTATAGCTCGCAACCCTTTCAAGACATTGAAAGAAGAATATGAAAAGTATCAGAAAGCAATAAAGAAAGGGGATAAACAGGGAGCCTTTACTTCATGGAGTAATGTGGAACAAGCTAGCGAATCTATAAAGAGTAATATTTCAACATTAGGGTCCTCTCTATCTTCTCTTGGAACTACTTTTTCCGATGAACTGGGAGAAGGCATCCAAAAAGCGGTAGATATTATAAATGACGGCATCACAGCATTTGAAGTATTCGGCAAAACTGGTGAAAAGTCTGCCGGTGACACAGTGAAAGGCATTAGCGGAATTGTTGGGATCATAACTACATTAGTGGGTACTGTAATGAATGCCTTTGATTCTACAAAAGCAGAACAAGAAAGAAATATTGAATATCAACGTAGACAGGAAGGATATTGGGATTCTATAAATTATCAAGTAGAACGTTATCTGGAGTTGCTCAAAGAAGCCGCAGGAAATGATTATTTTGCAACAGCTACCCAATCATTAACAACACTTGAAAAAGCCAGAGAGAAGGCATACAGGGACATAGTTAAATCTATGCCTGTTGGTGATGTTGATGCTGTAACATTTGGGCTTGCTCAACTTTTTAAAAGTGGTAAGTTTGCTGGCAAAATGACTGAATATGCCTTCGGAGGTCCGCAAGCTAAAGAAATATTTGATTTCATACAAGCTAATGGAGGATATGATCTACAAAACAAACTCATATCAGAGGAAGCGATTTGGGCGATGAAAAGCAATGCCGACATCTGGTCTAAGTTACCGGAATGGATGCAACAAGCTATTGACAAATTTGTAGAGCTCAACGACCAGACTAAGGAGCTAGAAGAGACTTTAAATGAGGATTTATTTCAAACGACTTCACAAGGTCTCGAAGAAGCAATACTGGAAGGATTAAAAGGAGGAAAAAGAGGAATCGCAGATTTTGGAGAAGATTTTGAAGAGATAATGCGCAACGCCTTATTACAATCGTTCGTTATAGACCAACTAAGAGGTAAAGCACAAGAGTTTTATAAAAAATATACCCTTTTGGCTGATAGTGACGAAAACGGAAAACTTGATTTAACAGCAGAAGAGATAAGCGATCTTAGAAAAGATTGGAATGATATTATAAAAGCTGCTACAGAAGAAGCAAAGAATATTGATGCCATTGTTGGTGGTTCTTCCTCTTCATCCCAAGAAGCTTCAAAGAAAGGCTTTGCCACTGCGTCACAGGATTCAATCGACGAGCTTAACGGGCGTTTCACCGCCTTGCAAATAGCCGGAGAAGAAATTAAGAATCAAAGTATAACTCAATCCCAATCATTAAATATTCTAACGATGAAAGCGGATACACTTATTTCCATAAATACGGAAACGAGAAATATAGCCGATGACACACGTGATTTGATAGCAAGTTCATATCTCGAACTTGTTCAAATCTCCGAAAATACCGGAGCAATAATAAAACCCATCCAGCAAATGCAGAAGGATATGGCGGAAGTTAAAAACAATACCAAAGGATTATCAACAAAATAAATGGTTATGGCAGATTTATTAATAAATGGTAGAGATGCTTACAAGACTTGGGGTGTAAGAATGGGAGATAAATTCCTTGATGTGCTTGGTGCATCATTACCTATGAAAGAATTTATTGAAAATAAATCCCGATTAGAACATGGAAAACGTGTAATAATTAATAATCCCAAAATTGATGAACGGGAAATAACGCTCTCTTTTACCATAGAAGGCAATTCTAAATCTGATTATCAAGCAAAAAAAAGGGCTTTTTTTGAAGAATTATACAAAGGTGTGATTGATATTCAGATTCCAGCTAACAGCAGTGACATTTATCACTTGATTTATTTAGGTAAAAGTATCACCTATGCGCAGAGTTTAGACAGAACTTTTGGTAAATGCTCAATGAAGTTTTGTGAACCAAACCCGAGTTTAAGGACCTAATTTACGACATTGATTTCATTGTCGTATATGCGAGTGCCCAAAATTGGGTACTCTTTCTTTTATCTCCGAACTTTGGTGTGTTATGGAATCAGTAGACATCAAAGACATATCCGGCAACATTCGCTTTTCGACTCCTATTAAAGAGGGGGCGAAGAGACGCTTCCTTTTGATGCAGGAAGATTATATCACTTTGCTATTTAGCCTTTCCAATCCGGTTTATTTCAAACTAGGCGACTACGTAGACAATGAGTTGGGAATATTCGAGCTTGTAGACCTGTATAAGCCTACCTACAATACAACGACAGGTGAATACGACTACGAACTCCGCCTTGATGCTTATTACTGGAAATGGAAGAACAAGAAGTTTTTCTATACACCGGAAACCACCGGACGCGAAGCCGCATGGAATCTTACCGCTACCCTTGACACGCATTTGAAAGTCTTTCTTGATAACCTGAATGCACTCGGATATAAGTTCAGAGAGGAAGAGTTTACATACGAGATTGACAGCACAGTAGAAAACACTTCCAAGCTCATTTCCTACGATAACGTGAATCTGATCGACGCTCTCACACAGATGGCGGAGACTTGGGAGTGTGAATGGTGGATAACAGAGCACGTTATTCATTTCGGACGTTGTGAATACAGCTCACCCGTTGATTTCAAAGCCGGTGATTTGACAGACACAGAAAACGTGAATGTCAACAGCATGACACGCAGCGACAGCCAGACCACTTATGCGACCCGTATCTACGCTTTTGGTTCTACCCGTAACATTCCTTCCAGTTACCGGAAAGAATTGATATTCGACGTAAAAGAGGTTAATGGACGTAATATATCCGATACGTCAAGACCGCTCAAAATAAACTACTTTCCGTCACGAGTTACATATAAGGAAGACTATACCGCTAATAGCAACGAAGGCAGCGGACCCTTTACTCCCTCTTATACAGAATGGACACTTAATAAAGCTTTAACTTCATCAGCCAAAGGTGGTTCTTATAAAGTTGTTTCGGAAGGAATTTCAATCAATATATCAACAGCCGTCCCACAAATAGGGAACCGTGCTTTTCTCCCGGCAGGAGATTATATATTGAAAGCGTCATATATCTATAATATTTCCGGGGAATCAAAAGAGGTAATTATTGGCAATCAGACGGTTTCATTAGCCCAAAATCAACAATATGAGATTGCGGCTAAAATACAGGTTCCCGACACGTTGGTTATCGACAAGAACAGTTCTGATTTAAAAGTAAGGGTATACGTTCACGTACCAGCTCCAGCTTCTTCCGAACTGTTATCGACTTTTCAGGCGTATGTAACATACGATATTAACCTGTATGGCGGTTCTTCTGCAACGACTTCCGTAACATTCCTTTCCGGTGCAAATGCCGGACGGGCTTTTGATGCTGTTTACAATCCCGACCTTTTAACCGGTGACGCAGCAAACGTTATCCAGTTACCAGAAGGTGTAACCGTTTCTCTAGGTAACCGGTACACCATTAACAACATCATAAGCGGTAAAGTCCCCGATAACTACTTCAGTAAGGATGACAAGGAAATGACCCTTAACGGAGTTGTTCAGAAATGCCTTATGCTTCCGGAGGGTATTTCTTATGTAGATGCTTATAAATACAGCCCGACCGGTGAACGTATCAACATCGGAGATGAAAACTACGATGATCCGGATAACGTGGAAATGCCGGAAGAGGAGGCAATCGAAGAGATTGTTATATTTGAGGATGAATATCCCAAGTATATTGGTAGTACTACGGTAGTTCCTGATCCTACTTGGGAAGATGAAAAGGTTGATGACAAGCCAACCGGCAATAAATATCCTATCTATACCTTCAAAGATACGGGACTGAAGAACTTTACAAAAGACTTCCTTCTGGAAGAGTTACACCTGATTTTCCAAACCGGAAAACTTGCCGGACTGGATTTTGCTCTTACTCTCAAAGAGAGCGACAATACCGGTACAACCTTTGAAATAGTCCGTAATGAGGATTACGGGCGTGCACTTCCTGACGATGTACTATTTCCGCAAGCCGCCCACAAAGAAGAAGATAAGGATGTTCCCGCAGACACATATATCCTTTACGGCTTTGATACCGCATACATCTCCGAACAGATGTTGCCGGACGCACAACAAGCACTTCTGGAAAAGGCTAAAGATTATGTAAAAAAGTCCATGATTGACCCGTCCACCTACGATTGTGAGATGGATGCTGATTTCATCTACAATAAGGGTAATATTCGTACATACGAAGTCGGGGCTAAAGTCAACCTGATAAATAAGGCATTTTTCCCGGAAGGCAGACAATCAAGAATAATCGGTTTCGAGTGGCCGCTGGATATTCCTTACGATCACCCGATTTATACAGTCGGTGAGACGGCTTCATATTCCCGTATCGGTGAGATAGAGAGCAAGCTTGATTCCCTCACTTACAAGGGACAAACCTATTCCGGCTCTGCTGTTGGAGGTGGTGGAATCAGTGTGTATGTTATCGGGGTTAATGACAAGACAATCCCGTCTGACAGAAACGTATTCTCCGCAAAGAGATCACTTGCCACCTTCTTGAACAAGGCGCAGGAGGAGACAATGGAGTTTCTTATCAAGCTGTTAGGCGGTATTATTACCGACAATATAGAATCCCAGAACTTTATTCCCGGTGCACTTGGTTCAGGATTCCTCATCAAACGCGATCCAAAGACCGGACGGTCATACATCGAGGTTGATGAGCTGTATGTAAGACTGAAAGCAATATTTGAGTCTTTAACAATCAAGGAGCTTCAATCGGTAGGTGGTGAGGTTCTTCTGACATTGGCTAGTATCGAATGCACGAAAGTGGAAAAGATTTCAGAAGCGCTTCTTTATGATGCAAACGGCTTTCGCCTTTATGATGTTGATGGGAAAGCATTATTATCATCCATAGCAACTGGAGGTGTCTACCGCTGTTATTTTACGACTGATGACGGTGAGAAAGCCATTATCAACCAATTCGCAGCCGGAGACATGGCGCAATGCAGGCAGTTCAACATTAAAGAAGGGGTTTATGAAAATGTATCCAACCGTTATTACTGGCGTTATGTTCTGGCTGTAGGCGAAAATTATATTGATTTATCTGTAGATGATTGTGCTGAAGGCAGTGATATTCCGCAAGCGGGTGATAAGATAATCCAACTGGGAAACCGTACAGACCCGGCACGTCAGAATGCGATACTTCTGTCCGCCTACGGACTTACTGCTCCTACCATACAGATGTTGCAGAGAATAGATTCTTACTCTTTGGATGGAAAGGCGGTGAAAGAAGAAGGATTCGACCAGGAGACACAACAGTTCTATTCGAATACATACGGACGCAGTTATACAGGCACACGGGATAAAGACGCATTCATTCAGTTTGACCCTGTAACCGGTTTGAAAATACACGGTGCCGAAATTGACGTTTCAACCGATAATTTCATGATAAAAGATCGGGATGGTAATCAGATTGCCGTCTTTGAAATAGGAGAAAACGGAAAGCCACGCCTTAAAGCTGATAATATAAATGCCGATGAGCTATTATCAAACGGTGAAAAATGGGCGCTCAAGAAAGACGGAAGCGGATTCCTTGCATCAAAGAATCTTGTCTGGGATGAACTTGGGAATCTTAACCTGATGGCGTCTTTGTCTCTACCTTATAAGATGTTTCAAATAAATGCGGATTCAACTCCGACACCTATGGATTTATCGGAGGGGAGATACTTTGTAGTACGTTACGGAAATATATATGGCGATCAAATCATAGAGCTTCCCGCTCCCAGTCCGGAATATAATGGTTCAGAAGTTAGAATTTATTCCGGGTTTATGACAACAAGGTCTTCCAGAAGCTTCTTTGATCTGACAATAGAAGAAAACGGTATATTCTTCTACCCCGGATATATTCCAGTAGCAGGCTCCCCAATACAAATATCAAAAGTACGTGTTTCGGATAAAGAAATTATTTTGAGATGTATTTCATTTGGAGATTTCAGTTTCTGGTACATACAAAACTACAAAGATTTTGCAAATGAGGATTTTAATCCATCAGAATAAAAATATAAACTATGGCAGAAGAAAAATACATATTTACAGTAACGGGCGATCATGCTAATAAAATATTGATTTGCCCTGTCCCCGTGGGCGGGATATTTATAACTAAGTTGACTGACAACCCTGCCGTCCGTTATCCGGGCACAACTTGGGAGAAGTTGGAGGGTCGTTTCCTTTATGGTACCTCCGGGCAGGAGGAAAGTGGTGCAACCGGTGGCAGCTCTTCGGTTGTGCTAAGCGTTGAGAATATGCCTGCCCACACTCATGCACTTACTGCGAAAACAGATGAATCCGGTTCCCATACCCATACATCAGGTAATCACCGTCATAAGGTAGACAGCCATAGCCACACACAGCCGTCACACTCGCATAGTGTTAAGATGTCGGATAGAAACGACAGTGGCAATCCAAACTACCTGTTTGCGCCTAATGGAGGTAACTACGGTATGGAATCGGCGGCATCCGGAAACGGGTGGGGACAATCAGGTGCAGCAGGAGGTGAAAGCACGGGTAGTGCTTCCCCTTATACCAGCTATACAAATCCGACCACGTCTGAAAACGGAACCCACTCTCACGGACTAAGCGGAAATCTTGCCACAGCCGGAGAAGGACAGGAATTCAGCATCCTTCCGCCATATATCAAGGTCCATATATGGGAAAGAAAATCGTAATATTAAAATAAAAAAATATGGAAAAGTATATTTATTTAGACAGGGAAAACGCAAAGAAAGGTATAGCCCTTGTTTTTGCAGCCAAAGATCATCCGGTAAAGGATTATCCGGCATATTTTGGGGGTGAGGCAATAGAGTTTGTCGGAGAAGATCTTCCACATTATATCACCTACGTACAAGACGGAGATAAGGAGTATGTACGTGAAGCCACACGAATAGAACTGTATGAAAGGGGAATAATATCCCTTCCCGCAAATGAAACTATTTCGGATGGTGCTATCGTAAAGAAAACACGTGAGCAGCTTGTAGCCGATGGTGTAATAACCTTGGAATCGGAACTGTCTAAAGCCCGGTTCGATCGAAAACGCCAATTAGAAGCGGTAGATCTGTATGATAAAGCGGTACTACGTGGGGATGTTCAAGAAACAGAAATGCAAAAAAGTATCCGGGATACCTATCGAAATAATTGGCTTACTATCACTGACCGATATACGGATATTAGTGTTCCCATTGAAAGCATGTATCCACTGATGCCTGATTTCATTGCTTACTTCTATTCTTAAATTTATAAACAATAAACAGATAAAGCTATGATTCTACTAGTATTAATGTCGTTCATTCTCATTGCCGGTTACGTCTTTGCAATGATAAAGAAGATGAAGGAAATCCCGTATTCTATCAGTGATACTTACTATGCCCTGATGCATAAGTTCTGGTTTACTCTTTGTATGATCGGCTCTGGTGTATTGCTTCTCTCGGCAGCTTTGGAAGCAAGCACGGAGAACAGTCAGTTTCTTGTATTCCTTTCGGTTGTCGGGATGGCTATACTTGGTGTATCTCCCAATTTCAAAACAGAACAAAAAGTTCCTCACTGTATCGGTGCCGCCATGTCTTTAATTTTTTCCCAGATATGGGTAGGTTGCAATAGTTGGTATTGGCTTTTATTATGGGCTGGATTCATTGCGTACATGGCTATCTCCATGAGTGAGCACTGGACCGGTAACTTCATCTCCGACTTCATAAAGAGAAAGCCGATGTTCTGGATTGAGGTAATTTCATTGTTGACCGTTTATCTAACCTATTTAGTATGAAAAAGAATACAAAAGAAGATATACAAGTATGGACCGCAGTGGGAATGTTGTTTGCTGGAGTCGGATTATCCGTTGCAGGTTTTGTTGTAGAGCCGTTAGGTCAGATTCATGACAGTGTATTGTGGTTTTTTGCTCAATGTCTGATATATGCTGGCAGTATATTTGGGATTGGGATTTATGTTAATGGGAAGTTTAATAGTTTGGTTGATAGGCTTAACAACAATAAAGAAGTAAAGGGTGATGAATCACATAAATAAAATCAGCGCATTAGCCAGCAAGCTTCTATCCAAGATCGGAATAGACGGCATGGCACATATTATAGTATGCCAGAACTTAGTTATGTGGCTATCAAAATATACGCCACTGTGGTCAGCAATCATTATAACCGTCGTGATCTTCGTCCTGAAGGAAGTGTACGACAAGTATTTCAAGAAAACAGAGTTCTCAATTAAAGACATCATCTGTGATTGCGTGGGTCTGGCGTTGGGAATATTAACATTGATATTATAGGAGGAAATAAACATGAGTTTACCAAGAGGTTTGAGAAACAATAATCCGGGTAACATCCGGATCACAAAAGATAAATGGCAGGGATTGAGAGAAAAGCAGGAGGACAAATCGTTCTTCCAGTTTACGGAAATGAAATGGGGTTACCGTGCCCTTATCCGAACCTTGCAAAACTACCGTAAAAGACACGGCTGTCAGACGGTGGCAGATTTTGTCCACCGGTGGGCACCGGAGAACGAAAACAATACAGCCGGATATATCAGCCGTGTATGTAGCGAAATGCAAGTCCCGAACACATACGTTCCGGACATCAACGATAAGGCGACTATGTGCGCTTTTGCTGCCGCCATCTCACGTGTTGAGAATGGAATTCCGGCTGTTATGGCTGACATAGAAGCCGGATGGGATTTATTATAAACTTTAATCAATAGGAGGAACAATCATGGCAACAATAAATTTGGAGTTCAAAAAGAGCAGTAGCGTATGGTATGCGGAATTTCAGGTAAATTCTGATTTCAATATTCATTTGGAACGCAACAACTACGGTCGGGTGAATATTCTTCAACGGACGACAAGTGAGGGGAATTTTGAACCCGTAGTTTTGCCCGGAAGTCTTGCGTACAATGCAGGGGTAACCATAGACTGTGATTTTTCCGCATTGGTCTACCCCAAGACAATCCGCATCGAAAGTTATAGCGAAGTATTAAGTGGAACAGTAACCGAATCCGGCAATGAAGCTTAACAGGTTGTCTTTAAATGTAGTGGGGCTTAACCGGATCGGATTAAACCGAATCGGTTCGCTCTCCCGTGGCTCTTCTTCCGGTTCCGACCGTCCCTACATCGACCCAGAAGTCTTAGCATCCTTGAAAGCCGTCTGCATCTGCTACGGTAAGAGCAACGACGATCCGGACAGGGCTGTTGTCAAGAACTTGGTGGACCCTGACAATCCGTTTGTTATCAGCAACGCAGCTTACACTGAAGGAAGTGGCTACGCAGATAAAGATAGTCCTTACTATGGCGCCTTCGTCACCGACGGAATCGACGACCTGATTACTTCCACCAAGACCGTACAGGAGATGGGAATAACAGAGGCTTGCACTGTCATTTCTATGATCCATCAAATTGATAAACCTAGTAATTATATTACTACAAATAATATTAGAACTCCTGGAAGTGTTGTAGGTAGAAATGCAATTAGTGAAATAGGTAAAACTGGAATATATGGATGGTATAAAGACAATATTCAAGGTTCTACCATTAATGTAATAAATAACATATTAGGAGATAAAGCGGTTTATACTGTCTCTGCTTCTAGTAATACTACTATTGCTTCAAAGTTTTATGTAGTTGGTTATGCTAGTGATGATAGTATTAACGAAACTTCTTCCGTCGCTTGGTACTGGACAATCATCGCCAACAAGGTACTGACTACCGACCAAATCAACCAAGTAATCGCCTACTTCAACTTGGATAGAACTCTTAACCCTGATATACTGTGTGATATCGAGAAGCAGGGCATCACCAACGAGAACCACGCAGAGTTTGGCGACAAGCTGATTGACTTTTCAGGTAATGGTAGGGATATTCAGTTGAACAATATTGCTTGGAAGGGGGATTCAGGTATTGGGAAGTATGAGGTTGATTTTCTCGATTCTAGTATATGGAACAGTAGTAATTCAACTATAACAAGTAGTAAGATAGACTGTAAAAATGCTATAAGTCATATTATGCTACTGTATTATAGCGTAGGGAGTAAAGAATATCCAGACATTCCTTCGTTTAAGGTTATTAAAACAGGAGCCGATATTGATTATAGCTATATTGATGAAACTGGGTCGCCTAAATCAGTTAGAATTGTAGATGGGGTGAATGTATTACCCGCTTCACATAACACCTTGTATAGCGGCTCTGGTCGATTTTGTGGTTTTGGTAATCCGGGTATGGGTAATAGTGTTACCATCACCCAGATTCCCTCCCACGCAGGTGGTCTATGCCTTGACGGAGTAAATGACTTCGGTAAGGTGACAGGAATGCCGATTTACAAGGATTATACGGTAGTAACCGATAGAGAAATATTTGCTAATACTGGAGCTATATCGTCAAAGAATAATCCGGGAGCATTTGTGGAAACTGCCGGAAATAGTGTTTATAGTTTTGGTCAAGCTACTTCTGGTCTAAATTTTATTTCTACTAGAAGTATATCTTATTTATCTAAATACTCTTATTGCGGGCAATCTATAACAGCAGGTGCAGCAGAAGATGGCACTGATATGTGGTTAGGCACGATTCGAGATAATGATCATCGTTTCTTCAACGGAGCTATCTACTCTCTCATGTCCTTCCCCTATAGTATGTCCGAGTTCTTGATCGAGCGTCAGTTGAAGAAGCACAAGCTGGGTACGCTGTATCCGGATATGGTGGAGTTCAGACCGATAGTGAAGAGTAATCTACCTTATTCTTCAATTTCCTATTCTGTTAATCCCGGAGAATATATCTCTGTAGATAGCATGGTTACCATCACTGTAACGTTACCAAATACTTCTGATAAACTAATGGAGGTATCGTGCAATGCTATCAGTGACATATCCATATCCGGTGACAATGGCGTTTACGAGATTACGGGAAAGGTAGTTAAATCTCCTCAAAAGATAAACCTTGTTATCTCCAGCTACTTGACAATGTTAAGCAACTCAACTTTAATTTCAAATGAAACATTAATTAAAAACGAATGATATTATGGAAAAGATATTTGATATAGCAAAAGATAAAGAACAGTCGTGGGGTACTTTAGCTACTGCGATTGATGGAAACTTTAACGAGACATTTGACGAAGGCTATTTAGATTATTATGAGTCTCCAGTTTTGGTGACGGAGGGTGGTTATTATGCAGCAAATGGACATGTATCCAATTCTAGTTCTTCTTCTGTGTTGCATTCAAAAGTAGAGATTCCTACTGGCGCAATAACAGCAAAATTTGAAAATATACAGGCTTTTTCTGACGGCAAGGTAATTGTAAACTTTTTCGTAGATGGTGTTTGGTCAAGAGATGTGATAGCAGAAGTAGCTGGCAAGTTGTCAAACTATGAAATTGAGATACCAGAAGGTGTTTCTCATATTGGATTTAATTACAGAAATACTGACGACAAAAACTGTACTTTTCGCATAGGCAAAAAAAGTGCCTTATTAAAAGAAGTCTGCATAAAAGACAATAGTATCACGTCACAAAAACTCTCATTTTCTGATAATATTTTAAGGGGTAAAAAATGGGCTGTTATTGGTGATTCGTTTACTCTTGGTGGAGGAGTTGGGGTTTTTGAAGATGGTATATATGAGGGAGAGAATAAGAGTTATCCGTATATTATTGGGCGACGTAACGAAATGGACATCCAGCGTTTATTTGAGGGTGGGCGCACTATCTGCACTCCTCGCCCCAAAAATGCAGAATCAGATTGGTCTTATAATGCAAGTCGTAACTATCTGACCTACGAAGGAGAAGACCGGCCGCTCGCTTTGTACAAGCAAATTGACGAAGACGTAAACTATATCACCATTTATCTTGGAATAAATGACACGCATCTTATTGGTATCGGGGATGATGACGAGAGTTACGGTGTAAATGTAATAGCAGATAAGGGAACTATTGATAGCACAGAGATAACATCATTTTATGGTGCATGGAACACAGTGCTTAATTGGTTAATCATAAATCGCCCATTTGCTCATATTGGCATAATTGTTTCTAATGGCTTGGGACTTGACGAGTATCGTCAAGCAGAGATAGAAATTGCAAATAAATGGGGAATCCCATATATTGACCTAAATGGTGACGAGCGTACTCCTATGATGTTGCGCAGCACAAATCCGGCAATATGCGATGCGGCAAAGAATGCAAGATTAAATGCTCAAAGGATAAGCTCAACGAACCAGCATCCTAACTCTGAAGCTTATGAGTACGAAAGCACATTTATTGAGCAATTCTTACGCACGTTGTAAACTTCCAGACAAATCTTATAATATACAATATCTGTTTAGATTTGATTATGAAATACATTACATTCCCCACAGCGAATTTGAACGAGATACCGCAGGAGGTACTCGATGAACTGCACTTGGTTCCGAGAAAGAGCGTTGACGGTACACAGGTGATTATGAAATTGGATCACTATGAAAAGTTGTTCCCAAGTATCATGACTTTGCCGTTACTGGACGAAGAGGAGACTCCGCAAGAGCCGGTTTACCCTTATCCGGTCTACGAGGGCGAAAAGCTGAATACTTTGCTGGCAAGTTCGGAGTGGTCTTCAAGTGATAGTATTCTATGAAAACCCTTCCTTGGATGCTAGTCTGCCTGTTGATTGGCGTGATCGTGTGGATGCAGTGTAATCCGCACGATCCGTCAATGGTGTACATTAAGGGAGATACTGTACATATCCGGGACACAATAAGAGACACAATACCCAAACCGGTAAGGGAAACTCTAAAGCGTACCGATACGGTATATCTACCGATCCTGATAGATACTACTACTGATAGAACCGTAGAAGGCGATTCAATTCCGGTACTTATACCGATTACAAGCAAGGAGTATAAGACGGATGATTACCGGGCGGTAGTCAGTGGGTATAATCCCAACCTTGATTCTATGGAAATATACAGGGATAATAAAATTATTACTTTCCCGCCTTTACAGAAGAAGAAACGCTGGGGATTAGGTTTACAAGCAGGATATAGTTATCCGGGTGGTTGGTACGTAGGAGCTGGGGTTAGTTATAACTTATTTATATGGTAATACCGGCACTATCTTCACAGACCGTTTCCGGTATGAAAAGTTTAAGTTTCACTTATATAACAATTTCCTACGGAAAAAGGTTTTAAAGGAAAGGAGGATAAAATGATACATTAATTAATTCTAAGTACTAAGTTTATCCGGTAAAGTAGAAGGCCGGTAATCGTTAACAAATAACCTTCAAGAGTTATACTTTGTGTTTGTCCCTGGCTATGTAGTCGGGGATTTTTTTTATTATTTGTCGTATATAAAATAATCATATATATTTGTCCAAATAAAATTGATATGCTATGGAATACTTAGATGAATTTAAGGAATTTGTAAATTACTGTAATCAAAATGGTAAATATGTTGGTTGGGGAAACCCTAACTCTAAAATACTAATAGTGGGTAAAGAGTCTGCAATGGAAGAACCTGATGAGTTTTATAACAGCAATGCATCTATGTGGGATAATCATGTTAGTAATGATACAATTATGGAGTTATGTCATAAAGTAGAACAAGATGTTAACGTAGCAAAAGGGTGGGGTGTAAATACTTGGAGCAAGTATCAGAGATTAAAAGATTATATCTATGGCAGCGAAGGATTTCACAATCGGTATGTTGATTTCCCAACTCAAATATTTACTACCGAGATAAATGATGCCCCTAGCCTCCGAACTGCTCAAGCCGATAAAAGTGGAATTTCCTCACGGAAAGAATTGTTCCAGGTATCCTCCTTTATTCAAAGTTTTCCTGTGATTATATTGGCATGTTCTAATTATATTCAGAATAATGACAATATTCGCGAGATAGATAAGATTTTTGGTGTCACTTATGATGGTGATGATGTCGGTAGATTTTTGTTTAATAAAGGGAATTGGTTTTATACTCATCATGATGCCGGTGGTAGAAAACTTGTAATCCATACTCGTCAGCTAAGTGCGGATGTAAAGGATGATATGTTAAAGGAGATGGCAGAAATTATAAAAAAACATTTGGAAAGGTATGTTTGATTTATTAAATCGCTATAATAAACAGGGATGTTTAAAATTTGCTATTGATGACAATTTGAATAGAGAATGCGAGAAGGCTCAAATTCCTGATGATTGTTGTGGAGTGTATATTGTATACGGTTATTTTAAAGGGACGAAGGTTCCAGTTTATATTGGAAGTTCAGGGCATATAGAAAATGGAAAGACAGTGCATCGCAAAGGAGGGCTAAAAAGACGAATAATTGGGAAGCAGCAAAGGACTCCTAGATGGAAACTGTGGCCTGAAAAAATGCGTGCGCTATCTATCTGCAAATTGGAAATATGTTGGTATAATACAGAAAATGACAATCCGTTACTAGTAGAATACTGTTTAATATTGGAGTCTGTTATACAAAATAAAAGATTACCTCTTTGGAATAGCGAATTAAAATTGAGTAGGGAATTGAAAGGTGAGTTTGAAGATTTTGTAAACAATAATAATATTGAATGTTTAAAAATATAATATGGGAAATAAATGCGATCATAACTTCGTTCTTGAATTATGATGTTTTTGTTATTAACTTAAATAAGTCTCCAGTATGAATAGAATTATAATTATTGGTAACGGTTTTGATTTAGCTCACAATTTAAAGACTGGATATAAAGATTTTATAAATGATTATTGGGATACTGTTGAAGAAAGGATTTATGATAAATACTGGCGGTTGTTAGACCAACAATATGGAGGGGGCAAACACCCTCTTAATGACTATGAAGATCAGTTTATAAAAATTGGAAAAGAATATGATCTGTCTCTTATACACATCTCCGAGCCCACGAGACTACGCTGCATCTCGTATGTCGTCTTCCTC